TCAGCGCGCCTCATACGGGGTAACTTCGACTAAAACAATCTTAGATTTATTGTCGCCCACATCAAAGGAATAATTAGCAACCTTATAATATTTCCCATTTAACAGATAAAATTTCGTTATATCGAAACTTCCAACAAATTCCGTATCAATTACAAACTTAGCATTCATAATGTTGTTGTATATCACTATTGAGGTGGTATCATCTAACAGAAAGAAAAACTCAGGCAAGTCGTTTATGATATTGACTTGGTGCGCTTGCCAAACGTTGTCATCCCCGCCCAATATTGCCGGACAGTACACTCCGAAACTCGTATAATGAACATTAAATTGGTTTGCCGTATAGCTTGCTAATCGAGTTTCAATTATTAATTCGTTGTTTGCGTTTGGATCGCCCAGTGTTGTAGGCACACCATCAATTTTCACGGTAACCTTTTTACCCCCCCCCCGTGTCCTGTATGAAGATGACAGGGAAAATCTATTGTTTAATTGCTCTGCCGGAATATGCGAGTTTTTCCATAAAAATTTATTTTGGATTATAACCTCTTTTCCAACGACATAACAGTCTATGCAAAATAAATTAAATATTTGTTTCAGCATATCCCAAACGGTTGTATCTGGATTAATTGCTACAATAAATTGGAATTGGAAATAACAGGTGCTGAAAAAGGTAGTAAAGATTATACCATTCCGCACTTCCCTGACCTTGATATTCTCGAGGTGATTAAACTTAATATCGTAGTCGGCATAACCTATATGTATAAAATAAGCCCTGATAACGTCCTTTATTTTATACCAACGCTCGCCATTCCAACTATTCACAACTGATTGCACCCCGTAATTCTCCATAATGACATCGGTCACTTTTATGGTCTTCAGCTTATTTATATAGCTTACTATTGAAAAAGTTATTTCCCTATCTTTAACACTATACTCTATGCCGTCCACATCTTCTATTTGCCCTTTGAAGCAAAGCAAACCGTTTTTATTTACAATGCACTCCTGAGAGGTGTACAGTGCGAGCAAAACCGCGGGATATAAATCTATATCGGGAAACGCTATTGTTAGTTTGACAGCGCTCGCATAACTTATAAACTCATTCGCGCCGTCGATATTCTCGTTGTTAAATTCTAATTCGCTTACAATACACTCGACGGGATTTAGCTCGCGGGGTAAATCGGGTAACTCGATAAGCAGGGAGTATTGATCAACAAATCCTTTAGGTTGTGATTGAAGATAAAACATTACAATTGACTCCTCGCCCTCACAAGTTCCTCCCTTTTGACCGAACTATACAGATCCCCTCTCTTTATTTGGAATTGCATATTAGTCTGCCAGCTTTCAAGCCTGCTATAAAAGCCTATAAACAGACTTTCCATTTTCGCGTTCTCGCCAGCTCCCCCCATTCTGTTCACAACTGCAGTGATAAGAGCGTTCTGTCCCTCAGCATAGTCCTTGATAGGACTTATAATCTCAGGCGTTCCCGCTTCACCGACTAAGGCATAACCACCTTTAGCGTAACCGGTCATTTTCGGAGGTTGTACAGCCATAATGTTTGCGACCTGTGCCATTCCCTGTGCGATTACGACCGCCATTAATACAGCGCCTAATATTCCACCCTGATCAAGCGCCTTGGTAGCTCCCACATAAGTGTTAATGGTTGCCTGAGCAATAGCAATCCCTTTGCCAAGTGCCGTCTGCTCATTGATCATTGTCGCTAAAATGCTGAGTGTCTCCTTCGCCATACTTATTTGTGCCCCTTTTTCTGCTTCGTTGATTGCTTCCTTTTTCGCGGATGCTTCGGCTTCGATCTGAACCTTCATTTGAGCATAGTTTGAGTAGTTGATATACTTCTCAAGTTCAGCCTGTTTCTCAAAATCCACCATTGCACGTTGGCGTTCAAATTCGTTATCCATTTGGTCAATCGCGAACTTCTCTTTTCTCTTATCAAGTTCTGCTGTCTGTTCGGGTTTTAACTTATTGCGATTTTTTTCTTCCTCGCTAAGCGGTGGTTTATAGTTCGGGTTTAATTCCTTCTCAATGTTCCCTAATAAACCGACATCCTGAGTCTTGGTACGTGATTCCTTACGCTCTTTAATGAATTTTTCTTCTTCAATCACATCTAACTTAGTTGTAACCGTCTTTAATTCAACAATCAGAGGGGCTTTATCTTTATCATATTCACGGTAAAGCATTATTTTGTCTTCAATAAACTTCTTTTCTGCTTTTAATAAGTCCTCTTTACTCGCCTTGTCAATTTCAGTCATTCTAAATTGTGAGGTACTGTAAGATTCTTCAAGTTTTTTAAGGTCATCAGCAAAGGATTTTTTAGTTCCTGTTGGTTTGTCGGGTGTGGTTGGCGTAGTTGGAGTGGTCGGGACTGTTTTATTACCTGTTGCCTCAATCTCTTTTAGTTTTAACTGTCCCTCATATATCTTGCTTAGCAATTTATCATACTTCGATACGTCAATATCCCTTGTCTTGGTTTCAGTAAGCCCGGTATCTATATTGGTTTCCGTGTAGGTTGCGTTGGCTAAAAGTTGAGCCTTTAATTGTTTTGTTTTTTCCACCAACTTGCTTAGCTTATCAACACGCTCTTGCTCTGTCTGACCTACGTAAAACGCATCTTTAACCTCTTTAGAAAACTGAGAATCAAAGCCTAAATTTTGAGTCTCACTAAGTCCTTCCTTAGAAAGCACATCATACTCAGACCACTTTTGAGAATAAGCAAGTTTTTTCTGTATGTCCTCTAATTCTATGAGTTTTTTTCGATACTCCTCTGCCCTCGCTGTGTTGGTATCAAAGACTGCATTCAATAAACCCTGTGCCTTTCCAAAATCATTAACAACAGGAATCAATTCTTTGTGTGTTCCGGACATTCTTATTAAGGATTTGCGTAATTCTTCTTGTGCCGTTATTTCTTCCTCTGACCCCTTTTTTAATAATTTGTAAGCATCAATCTTTTTGTTCATTTCCTTTATTAAGACCTGCTCACCATCGGCTTGATCTTTCAGGGTTTTTGTTGCGTTAATTGCTTCATCATTTAATTTAACTTGAGCTTTTACATCTTCAAGTTTTTCTTCCACGCTTTGAGTTAATGCGTTTCTCAAAATTACAATTCCGGCTACAATACCGGCAATCCCTGCAATTATCATAGCTGTTGGATTCGCTTTCCAAGAAGCATTCATTGCATCTATTGCCAACTTCGCCAATTTAAGCGCTCCGGCTAAAGCAACTTTTGCCCCTACCAACCCATAAGTCGCCACAGCCCAACCTGCAATAGCAACAGACATCACAGCTATAATGGGTCTTATATATTCCATACTGTCTCTTGTTATACTTATTCCACTAATCAGCACGCCGAATACCTCTTTAGCAACCGGCAATATATCCTGTCCAACATCATTCATTAAGCCGGTTATGGTGTCTTCGAAGTTTGATTTTATTCCTTCAAGAGATTTGCTCTGCTCATCCATCATACCACTGAAACCCTTGCCTGCTACAACTTTCCCCAAATTGACTTCCATTTCCTGTGCGGTGATCTTATCTATTGACTTACCAATTGCCATTTCCCAATCTTGCTGAGTAATCAATAAATCCCTGAACATATCCACAGCCACACCTTTTTGACCAGTAGCCAACTTAGCATAAGCGCCTGCGACCTGTGCAATCGGCTTTCCGGATGCTGCAGCAAGATCACCCAGCAGGAGAACATTTTCTTTTGAATATTTGCCGAGTGCCTGCAAACCATTTCCCAATTCGACAACCTCAGACAATTCGAATGGTGTGGTCGCTCCGATATTGACGTACTCCTCCATACGTTTCGCGGCTTCTTCAGCGCTACCTAACATAACTTTTAAGGTTATGGCGTATTTTTCAAATTGTCCCGCAACCTCTAATGGCTTGCCAATTAATCCACCTACAATAGCTATTGCCTGTTGAACGCCTTGTACCGCTAACCCGAACTTGGCAAAACCCATTGTGAGACCTTCACCCGCTTGCTCGCCCTCACTTTCTACTTGTGACAACGCTCCGCCAACTACCCCAAGTTTTGCTTTCAACTCATCTAATTCTCCGAGTGGTACGTTCGCCCTAATCTTTTCCTGAAACTCTGCCTTGAGTTGAGCATACATTGCCTTAGCTTTGTCGATCGGCATACCTTTCATTTCGGTTTCGAGAGTGGTTTTTATCTTCTCATTCTTGATCTTGTCGAGGTCGGCTTTCAACTGTTTAAGCTGTGCCTCGGTAAGATTAAGAGTCTGTATTGCCTCTTTGCCGTCTATTGTTAATTTTAGGTTTATATCAGCCATTGTACGACCATATTATTTGTTGCTTGACTACTGACACCGCTTTGATGTCCGTTCTCTTAACAGCGCTTGGCTGTGTGCGAAATTTGGGGTGTCCGTTACTCATTAGGGAAGTTGATTTCGCCTTGATTCTCTAAAAGCAGGTCAAGTTGTGCCTGCACTATTGCACGCCTAACAACAGCCTTGCTGACAATCTCGCTTGGTGTGAATAAATTCTTTAAGGCAATGCTTTGAATCCCTATTGTTGAAACAGCGGGAACGGAAACGGAAACAAAAACCTCTGTGCCCTCTAAAATGGTAGGGTATCGTGCCAATATTTCAAGACCAGACATCTCAAGTTCGAGAAGCTGAATGTCTGCCACCTTGTCTAACAAGTCCTGTAATGTGTTTTCTATTACCGGCATACTGATTTTTCCTTATGTTACTAACTTTATTACAAACTTTTTCCTTAAATGCTAACTTAAACGCTAACATTTGCCTTCAAACGCTAACTTTAATGCAAACTTTCCACTCCAAACGCTAACTTTTCAACTCAGGTGCTAACTTTACTGCTAACTTTTTGACTAACCAGACCTTATTTTCATTATTTCCATATCATTCTTTACGGACTCAGCCATAGCGAAGACCTCGAATATTGCAAAACTGCATTTACAATAACTCTTATTAACGTGCTCAAAAGTAGTGATGTCCTTGCATACTGAGAACCGACTTTGTTTGCTCATTAATTCTTTTTCAATCCAGTCTGACGTTCTGAAGGAGTCATCATCCGTACTGCTAAACTCGTAGCTAAAGCAAGGGTTTCGTCTCTGTATTCCAATTGCCTCAAGAAGGCATTCTTTTTGTAAGTCAAAAAAAAAGCGTACACCTGAAGGATTCCCTCGTAATCCTGCTTAGCCCAATTGATATTTTCTGTTTTCCCCTCCAACAGAAATTTGAAGTCTTGATTTACATCTGATAATTTGATTGGCAAATCCATTGACTCACCGGAACTGTATTTGGGAAACCGGCTTTCAAGGAACTCATCCACTTCAAAGGTGAATTTCCGTGTAATCAGGCTGATTGGTTTATTCTGTTTATTCGTAAATATGAATTTTTCTCGCTTATGTTCCATAGACACTCATTAGTTTATTAACTGTATTGATATAATTAGCGGGTTCTGATTTAGCGCTCCAAAAATGCGTATACTCAAATTTGTGGTTCGGTAATATTGTGTAGGGGATTATCCCTTTAGCTTGGCAGAAATCATAAAGGTATTTTTGCTCAAACATACAACTGATTAAGTTCTCACTTGTAAAACGCCTTAGTTTGTCTGCTATTTCCAATGCTCCCTCGCAGTACTCCGCTATATGTTTTAAGTCACAACCGCCAAATACTCCGGTGTTGTACGCATACCGGTTTTTCTTTAATCCGTAATTCTCATAACGGCAATACATATTCTCATTTTCGATATGTTCGACTATAATACGCTTATTCTTAATTTGCGGAATAATATCAAGAACGAAATGGCTGTCATAATCGAAGTGAATAAACGGAGTCTTATAGACTATACTCGCATACTGATAGGCGTATATTTTCCCGATCGCCCAAAAGTTTTTCGGGTGGGGAACTCCGTCAAGGATAGTTTCAATTTTATCGAAAGGAAGATAGGTTGTATTGGTTAATATCTCTGATCGGGTTTTATATTTCTCAAATGTTTCTTTGCCCCCTGTGTCTGTGAACATTATCACTTTATCAAAAAAAAGCCTCGCATACTTAACCGAGAGGGTCAGGTATGCAAGGAAATATTCATTAGGTAACTTCCCGTGTAATCTTCCGTTGCTACAAGGCAAACTCCAATGCGAATATATTGCAATCATTCATAGCCTTACAAGAATGGATCTTCGTTTTGAGAAATCAGATAAACACCACTCCCGGGACTTCCACCGCCCGCCCAAGGTGCAGACCATTTATTGCCCCAAACGCCACCGAATCCACCATTAAGAGAAGAATCACCACGCAAGACGTCTGTGATTTCTTCAACCCTTTTGGTTCCGGAAATGGTTATCGTGCTTTCGCCTGCCTTGCCTGTTATTTCTGCTGTTATATTGAGGATAACATTTGCTAACTTAATCTGAGCGGGGTTAAAGCAAAGCCAAACCCTCTGGTTATTAAAGTGTTGGAATTGTCTAAGGTCGTAAACCTGTAACGCAGATATTTCCCAAGAGCAGTCATAACCCAAGATGTAAGATTCGCCCCCTATATCAGTAGCTAATATAGGGGTGAATTTTATTGATACTTTACCGTCCGGAATTATACCTACGTCTGAGTGATTTGTTCCGTCAGGGTCAACATTAGCCCAGATATGAACATCGTTGACAAAGGTAACAACCTTTTGCTTGTTATTCACAATTGCCATAACAGAAATTCCTTTCTATTAAGCTGTGATTGTTACTTCTTTACGTAACTCTGATTTTGCCTGTCCCTTAGTAGAACCTGTTATTGTGAATTTGCTTCCTGCATTCTTTCCGAAAACGTAATCCTCTTCGATTATCCAAGCGTTAGGACGGATAAGCAAGCCACCTGTCCTGTTTGTGTACTTAATCAATAGACAAGAATATTCTACGGTGGCGGTACGAGCTTCGAATGCCGACACAACGGTCGAATCCTGCGCAATAATCGGTAATGCAACATCGGATTTGTAACCAAATGTAATGCTCTTGCCGTCTGAGGTCGCAACTTCGCCATCCTTCGTAACTTTCAAAGAACTGTCATCTGAGAAGACTCCGATCTTGGTGAAGTCAGCGATTGAAACCGCTGAGGCTGAGGTGAAGAAAGCATCGTGATCTGTCTCTCCTACGTCTGAGAGGTAGAAGACTTCGCCTAAATATGTGTTTACTACTACTGCCATTTTATTTTTCCTTCCTTATCCGTTAGGGATAAACTTTAATGGTTAATGGGAATTTTACGAGCAAGCCGTCCTTCAATGCACCTGTTTCGTAAGTCTTGAGAGTTATAACGTTTGCAGAAGTCCACTCAAGCGTAACCGCTTTATCATTCCCAAGAGGTGGATGACTGAATACGGTTTTGTTCTCGGTGAATGCGCCTGTAAGCGTACCGATGTATGTTCCAACTGCTGAGTAAGTCCAAACAATTGCGGCGCTCAATGCATTCTTTAACAATGTTACGGCAGGAGCGCTTATTCCAACACTCACTAAGATTGAACTGTTAGTCCAAGTTGTGGGTGTTGTTCCGCTTGCAACAAAGGTGTTCCCTGTTACGTTCGTTCCGCCAACATTAACGAAGTCATCACCGGCGACAAAGCTTGCTATGTAGTAAGTCTGTCCTGCAACAAGTAAACCACTTGTAGCGGCGTAACCTGTTTCGGAAAGGAGAGCGGTATATTCCAAAGGTGGAACTAAATCAATCTTGGCTTTCTTTACAGTTCCGGCAGTATATTTTAATTTGACGTTTAGCTCTTGTTTTGTCTCATCAATAAAGAGACTCATATCTTTGTTCGCTAATAACGCATCGGCAGGCTCGGCAACGGCAGTCGCTTGTATAAGTGAATCGCCAATGTATTTTATCTTCGGAGTAACAGTCTGAGTCACTATGGCATTTTTGGTTTCATTAATTGTTCCGCTTCCCGTACTTGCGTTAACTAATACTGCTGTATCGGCATGATATTTCAAATAATACTTATCGACATCAGCAGTTATTCCTATTTTTGGAGGGTTAGCATCCGGAAGAACACCTTGCGAATATTTCATTATGTGAACGTAAGTCTGCCCATTATAAGCATTCCCAAGAATATTTAATATTCTTCGCATCCCTTCAACTTCGATAGGAGTCGCAGGAAAGTCTAACGGACTCGTTAAACTGAAATATCCTGTAGTGTAACCATTGCACCAATTGAGCATACTATTAGCAGAGTAAATTGCCGACCATTGGTCGTCAGCAGTATTTATGCCGGACAAAGCAGTCGAATACACTTTAATTGCATCCATTACAACGTAAGCGCAACTGTAAAAAGCCAACAAACAACGGGACATTCTTGCGGTATCAAAAACCAAAGAGGCATCGCACATATTAACTACTCGACAATTATCAAATCTTAAAGAACGCAAATCAGAAGGCGTTGCTCCTGCTATCCTTTGAAATTTGAATTTATATGCCAACCTGTGTAAATTCCAAGTTGTTACATATTTGTCTTGAATTTGTATATATACTGTAAGCGAGCCACCACCCGAAAAATGCATCAGATTAGTTACTCCGTCATTCTCAAAAATGCAACCTGTATCGTCAGTTATCACTTTATCAATATGTTCCGTTTTCCAAGTAGCACCAAACCAATTAGCATCGCTTACAGGAGCAACACCATTAGCCCAAGTTCCCAAATAACGAATAGTAACAACGCCATTAACTTTGTTTATCATAGCTATCTCCTCGTTCGGGAGTGCTGTATATGTGCCAGACATTAACCATATAAATACCTCTGCACCACCTAAATCATTTGGCGTTGTGTCAATCGCTTTTTGTATGGTCTTGAAAGCATATTTTACTGTCAACCCTGAATTTGTATCTGAACCATCTACAGGGTCAACGAAATATTGATAGCATAGAAAAGTATGCTTACTATGAACCGGTTTCAGGTTTGCAATAAAACGATTAACCTCAAAAGCAATACCTCCCGAACTTATTGCTCCGTCAACATCAGCCATATTGTCTTGCGGAAACGGAGAATGCACTACGTTTTTAGGCGGGATAAATTTATTTAAAGTCATTTTTTGCCTACCTTTCTTAGTTTATTGCAACTGAAACAAATGCATTTACAGTAGCGGCTCCTGTCGCTGTGAATTTTACTTTAATGTATTTAGGAATATTGACATTGTCTATTCCATAAATCTGAGCCTCGTTTGCCGATATTGTTCCAAGAGTATCATAAGCAGTATATGAAACATTATCAGCGGAAACTGCATAAGCTACAACGACCGATCCTGCTCCTGCGGTTTTACTTGCGGTTATTTGAACCACGTCAGCTTCGCTCGGACATAAAATGCCATCACTTATTGCGGTTGTATTTGTAATTGCAATTGAAGCAATCGCCTCAACTACATTGTAATTTCCCATTCCATCCTTAGAAAACATATTAGCCCATCCTTCCGTTATTAAATCAATTAATTGTGATGCGGTTACTCCTGTCGGCAAAGCAAGAGCCGCTACGATAACCATTAATCCGTTTTGCCTTTCGGTAAGGTCTAAGGGATCATACCCTAAACCACTTGTAGCTGAATCCACAGCTGTATTAAATGAGCCGTCCGAATAAGTCGCAACCTGACTACCGTCAACAAGTAACTTGCCAACTTCGGTGCAGGCGTTTAAGAAATTATTGTAATCGGTTTCATTGATACCGAGCAACACATTCCGAGCGACAATTTCGGCTTTCATAAGGTCAGCTAAATCATAAAAAGTTTGTAGTAACATTGTAGTGTTCCTTTCGGTTAATTAAATAAATTTAAGTTTGTATTTGTCATAAGTCCAATTATTGTTAATAGTAATGATATAATCACGCCCATTAATACTTTAAAGGTTGTTAAAGAACCCTTAAACCTATTAATGTCTACCTCTATTCCCCTTAGTCTGTCCTCGTGATCCGCTAAAGAGTCATCGTGTTGTTCACAGTTTCCGATTGTACGCCTTAGTTTTATTTGTTCCTTCAACACTTCCACATCTGTTTTAATGGTGGATGTATCAGCGATCAACTTATCAATTTTTTCTTCTAAGGTCATAACTATTTTCTCCACAAATAAATCAAAAAAATCCCGAACGCTATCGCAAAACCTAAGCAGATATATTTTAATACGCTCCAATTGTCCTGCCCTTTCTCTGAGTATTCAACAATGCGTGTTGTGTCCATAATTATAATGCTGTCAGGCTTCACCTTTATATAGAATTTTTGCAACTTAGGAAAATACTTTACGATTGTAACTGTATCGCTATGAATAATATCATAGCCAACAATAACGGTATCTGTTATAGTCACTTCCCTTATGCTGTCCTCAATAACCGGCACATAAACGATCTGCGGTTTAATCTCTGTAATCTCTTTCGTTGAGCAACAACTAAAACAGGTTATAGAAACTAATATTATTATAAAGGTATTTCTTAAAGTCGATTTCAATTTTTTCTTTTTTTGTTTCGTTTTTAACTTTTACAAACCATTTAATCCTAAAATAGTTTGCGGGTTCGATCTTCCGGTTCATATAAGACACCTTATTGCTTACATTGCCCTCGATTGTTTTTCCTTTTATCCCTTGCCAATCCTCGGTTGTCATTCCTATATGTCCGAATACTGTTTCGCCCCTTGACCAGACAACTAAATCCCCCTTTATAATCTTATACTTTTTCAGCATTACATCACTTGCTTTAATCACTAATGTTTTTACTGTCTTAGTTGCGTAATCCCTTGCAAGTCCGCTCCGAGTCTTAGGTTCTAACACGCCCGAAACAGTTAAGCAGTAACTTACAAATGCACTACACCAAGCGTCCCCCTTTGTTCTCCCTACTGATTTCAGAAATATTTCGACTTGTGTACCGTCGTTGTTCCCCGTCCTCTCAATTACATAATCATAACTCTTCGCAGTATCGAGGTGAGCCTGACTATGAGCCGAGCATTGCAACGCCAAGAATAATAGCAAGAGCGAGCAAAAATATTGCATAAGCTATGTTTCCTCTCTTCAATTCCTTTATGGTATCAATTTCGCTGAGCGCAAACTTATCAATAACCCAAAACATTAAGACCCCAAATAATCCCTTGCATAACCCTATCGTAAATGCTGAGAACTGTATAAAATTTTCCGTTAAACTCAACAGCATAAACGGAATCAAAACAAACGCAAGGATAACAAATGTCAAAGGTGCTTTATTCTTCTTTACCGGCTCCGGAGGTGGTGTCGGTTCAGGTGTGTTTGCCTTAAATGGTCTAATCGGTTTTGTCGCTATTGTCATAAAGTCATTCCTTTATAAATAAGTGATTATAACAGAAATTAAAAGTTAAGTTCCAAGCCAAGCCGTAAAAGATAAACTCACAAAGCAGGGTAACAGACCACGTATCCCAAAAATATTTATGATATGCGTGGCTCATAACGGCAAGAATAAGGAAGAAGCACATCAACATCTTTGCAAAGTGCCAACCGTCACAGAGCTGTAAGGGTTGTTTTATTTCAAATCCCAGAAAGTTGAATCTCTTTAATCTTAGAATTGCCCTGCAGTCCGGATCGAAGAACGGAGCGAAGTAAGTTCCAAAGATTTTGAATTTTCTGTCTACGTTGAATATACTCTGTTTATATTTGAACTCGCAAACATCCATAACAGCATTGCAGAAAGAGGCAAGACAAACAAAAACAAGGGAGATAATTAAGTGAATAATCATATATTCGCCCCAATAACATTTACATCTCGCTTAACTTGAAATGTCATTTTGTAAGCATATACATTTGTTTCAGCCACAAACTCCTCAAACCTTGTATCTTGATATGATAACCGTTCATAATCATTGCCGTTGAATTTATAACCGTGCAGGGTCTCCCGTATGGTTTCAACCGAGTCAATAACCCCGTCGGTTGCCAAGGGGTCTCGCGATAACACGCTTATTTCAAAACTATCCATACAGTCATAGGATAGTGAGTTATCGGGATTAGCCGACAACGAACCACCCATATACATAACCACAATGCGCCCTGTTGGTGCGCTGAATAAACCATTTACATCCCGAACATCAATCTTGACTTTGGGGAATGCTGTCTGCAATTTAGCAATAATGGCTTCTTTGATTGCTTTAAGGGTCATTACATATAATATTTTAAGTTATCATCGCTAAATAGTTTATCCGATTCTGATTTGTTGGATGCGTAAATATTGCTATCCACATCTGCGTTTACATCATTAGTCGGAAAGTCAAGAACCACGTTACCTCTCTGTACATCCTTTAATTCGGAAATAATCTTGTCATATTCCGCTTTATAGGGGGTGTCTATGGGGAAACGTCTCAGGTAAAGGTTGTAAATGGTTATTATCTTGGAATACTTCTTAACCCTTTGCGGTGTTGTGGTCAGGGGTAATACATATTTATTCCGTAAATAAGCATCAATCTGTTGATCGGAGTCTGAGATAATTTCATTCATCCGGACAACAAGAACATCGGAATCGGTATTAAGATTAATCACCGATTCCAGACGGTTCTCATCATTCGCTAAATTTATCAATTCAACTTTAGGGAGATCTTTTATAATGTCTGCTATTGCGCAATACATTCTTTTTTCTTCTTCCTTTTAATTGTTTCCTCGGTTTTAACTTCCTCGGTCTGTATCTCGACCTTTATAACTTCAGGGATTTCTGCCGGTAATACTTTAACGTGTCCACTTATAACAAGCGACTCAGCTTGTTTCTCAGACATCATAACCTCGCCAGTCAGATATTGTTTGCCGTTATAAACCGAACCTAAGATTAATACCTTAACCATTCTTACAGCACCTTAGCATATACTATGGTTTCGGGTTCATGTGTAACTGGTAAAGGCGAACTCGCTACGAGTAACCACCTTACACTTGGGTCTTTTTCTTCCCATGATTTGGAGAAGAATGGGAGACCGATGTATTGAGGTACATCAAAGTCATCTATTGAGCCAAAATGCAAACGGTTATCTGACTGCGGGGAAACCATTATAAAACGGTCTGCCGGAATCATTGGGGAAACAACGCCTAAATCAGAAACGAAATTCTCGTTATACTCATATATCTCAACGCCTTCAAGAACACCGATCAGAGTAACCCCGATCTCAGAAAGCCCATTATTGAGATTAATAGCACCGGAATTAAAGTTCCGATTATCCAAGGCGGTACGCACGCTACTAACATTGAGCATTGCGGTAATTACTTCAGTACGTGCAATAGCCATTGTGGGTACAACGCCCCTTGCATTCTGCACAACCAATTTCCAAGCGCGAATATCAGCAAGCGGATCGGCAGTTGAAGGCGCACTCCATAATGCTCCTGCAACCAAAGCCGGTTTATTATCATTTGGCATATTGAAGTCAATTTCAAATTCGATGTCGTCCTGTGTCACTTTATAACCACCGGAAAGAGCTTGGCAAGCCATCCACTCCATTCGGCGAGTTACCATATCTTTTAACTCAGCAAGTTCTTCGGCAACCTTTCTTTCAGTTGCAGTCTTAACCGTCTGACCATTTCCAACATAGATTGATTCGCCTTCTGGTCGCAGGGTGTAAAGTTCATCTGCAGTGAGTCCCTTCTTTAATCTAATTGAGGGCGCTTCAATGATATGACTTTCTTTACTCATTAAGGAAACAACGTGAGCGCCGGAAGTTCTCTTAACGAACGGGGCCATTTTGCGGTTTCCAATTTTCAAATCCACCTGAATGGTTTTCGTGTAATGTTGCTTAGTGCGAGGCGCGAAAAGTTTATCCAAGACAAAAGTCTTTGGTGGTGTAATTTTATTAACCGCCTCGGTGAGTGATGTCCAATTAAATATATTCAAAGCTGGCATTTTTCCTCCTAATATGCTTTAACAATTGAAATTGCAGTGAACTCGAAATCTATCTTGGCATTGGCATCTAATCCAATTAGCGCGGTCCCGTTAAATTCACCTGTAAAATATGCGGTTGTACTAATGTCGCCGTCTGTGGCTTCCACATCTTCGGCTAAAATACATCTTGCCGTTCCAAGTCCGTTCTGATCTGTGTCATCATAAGCACCGTATTTGCCGGCAGTAAACTTGCCAAGAACCGTTCCTTTAGCCAAAACGTTCTGACCGTTCTTAATTATTACCGCTTTTTCCAATCGTGGGAAATCTCCCGCGAGTAGGTTATTAAGCGTTAATGTGGAAATTGTTATTCCTAAATTTGACATATTGATTTATCTCCTAAGATATAATGATTAAAATGTTTTTTTCTTATTAACGTATCCCGCCATTCGGTCGGATAGTTCTTCTAATTCGTTTTTCTCTGTGAAAGCCTGTTGCTCTTTCTCAACCTCGCTCGGAATTGCTTTTATAAGTTTAGGCAAACCCGAAATAAACTCTTTATAGTTTTTTATAACCATATCAAGCATTGATTTTCTGGTCACTTCAGCAAAGTCCTGAATGCCTTCAAGTGTTACAAGTAATTCTTTTACTTTGGCGACTTGCGCGGGATTGATGTTCCCTGAGTTAAGTTTTTCAGTCAGGAAGGTTTCAAACTCGGCTTTTTTCAGTTTTACATCTGCGACATTTTCAGCATCTATTTTCGCCTGTGCCATTTCTTCATATTGCTTTTTCAAATCTTTGTTGCCATCCACAAGTTCGGTAAGTATTGCAACTTTTTCCTCCAACTCTTTGATCTTGTTTGCGGGATCATCGGTTGGGATCTGTTCCGGATTCGGATCGACTGGAATATTGGGGTCTGGAATTAATGGTGTTTCTGGCATATTTTCCTCATAGTCATAAATTAAATTATTATTGTTATTACTAAATTTTAAGTCTTTTAGTCCTTTTATTGCCGGTGGTACTGCGCCTAAAAAGCCGATGTGTCGAAGAGTACCGTCTTCATATAATGATATACTTCTTTTCTTATAGAGACCTTTTTTAACACATTCAACAAATTCCTTTACAAGCTGTTTCGGTTTGGCAAATAATGTGTCGCCAACCCTTTTAAGTGATTCCACCCAACCATAAGCGGGGGCATTATCTGTGGGATGACCAATAACAATAGGCGCTTCGTGTTCAGATTGTTCGTTATATTTGGTAACAATCTTATCTAAATCTTGTTCAGTCCAAGTTTTTTTTCTTCCCGAACCATCAGTATGTTCGCCTGTCCTAAACACTTCAAACCACTCTTCTTGCATGTTGTTGCCTTTATAATTTTCTAAATCAGTGTTGACAAAATGAAAAAAAGGTAATGGACGGTAAAATAAACGCTTCTTATGAACCGTTCATATAATCTGTACAATCTTTGTTGATTAACTTTTCAAAGCAATTTAGAAGGATTATAAAATGGTTAGAACACGCGATTATACTGACGGCTTAGACAATATCTCTCAGCAGGAATATGTTAATAGGGAATATCAATTATCCTATTATGGTTGGTTAACGGAATTACCTGACCCTGATCCGATATTAACATCTCAGGGTATTGATATAAGCTCTTACCGGAATTTGCTTATTGATTCACACCTTTCGGCAGTAATCACCAAAAGAAAAAGCGGTGTAACCTCTATGGAATGGGAGATTGAACAAAAAAATGCTTCGGATATTGTGCTGAAATTTATCCAAGATTATTTTGATGGACTTCCTAACCTTAATAATATATGTAAGAAATTATTAGATTGTATTTATTATGGTTATCAGCCTTTTGTACTCCATTGGGAAATTAAGGGGGGTTATAGACTGCCTCGTATTGAGGACAGACCACCTGAATATTTCTTTTTTGATAATAAGAATCAATTAAGAATACGCACAAAGAACCTTACAGGGATATTAGCTGACCCTATGTTGTTTCTTGTTGCAACACAGGAAGCAGATTATCTTAATCCTTATGGTGATAGGGTGGCGAAAAAAGTCTTTTGGCCAGTAATATTCAAAAAGGGGGGAATGAAGTTTTGGCTTAAGATGACTGAGAAATACGGAATGCCTCAAGCAATTGGAAAAGTACCCAAAACAGCAAAGAAAGATCAGCGTACTGCACTTGCCCGCTCTTTGAACAATATGGTACAAGACGGGGTAATTGTACTGAATGATGATGAAAGCGTAAACTTGCTTGATGCCGGTAGTCGTGTTGGTAGTGCTGACCTATATAAGGGTCTTCTTAACTTCTGTAATTATGAAATCAGTAAGGCAGTTCTTACGGTTGTTAATACGGTAGAGGTGGGGGAACACGGCTCTTATGCTGCAGCAGATACCCAGTACACCGGGGAGGGCAAACTTAATATAGCAGATACCGAAATAATAACATCATTTTTTAACAAACTAATACGCCTAATCGTGGATGTTAATTTTGGTGCAGATATTCCCGCCCCCCAGTTCTCCCAATATGAGCAGGATAATGTTGATAAAACCCTTGCAGAAAGAGATGCTATTCTTGTAACTCAAGGCGTTAAATTTAGCAAAGATTATTACATACAAAATTATAACCTTAAAGATAATGACTTTGATATTGCCATAACACCACCATCCCAAACTCCGCCAACACAATTTAAGGAAGCAGACAGCAAGCCGATCGACAAAATACTTAATTCAATACCCGATAAACTGCTTCAATTGCAAATGGCGAAAATATTAAAGCCTGTTATTGATTTGGTCAATGGATCGGGAACGTTTGCGGAAATGAATGATAAACTCGCAGATATGTTCCCTGAAATGACTACGGATAAATTAGAGGACATATTGGCAAAGGCAATGTTCATAGCCTCTATTGAGGGTCGTGACAATAATGGCTGAAATTGATTATAGTTTTCTCTTTACCTTACCACCTGAAAAGATAGTTGAATATTTTACCCGCAAGGGTATGGAAATATCTTATAATTGGCAAGATGTCTGGAAAGAACAACATCACCAAGCGTTTACAGTAGCAAAGGCGATGAACATGGACGTATTACAGACATTACGTGATAGTGTGGAAAAATCTATTAAGGAAGGAATTACTTATGCGGATTTTAAGAAGGGTTTGCAGGGAAATCTTACAAATTTAGGTTGGTGGGGAAAACAAGAAATCATAAGCCCTGAAACAGGACTTCCGAAAAAAGTGCAACTCGGTTCACCCAATAGACTACGGATAATTTATGAAACAAACCTGAATGTTGCTTATGCAGTAGGTCATTATAATGCTATGAAGGATAACTCAGGTGAAAGGCCATATTGGCGTTATAGAGCAATTATGGATTCAAACACAAGAGACACCCATGCACAACTTCATAATAAGGTATATATATATAATCACCCGTTTTGGGATAAATATTATCCGCCTAATGGTTGGGGTTGCAGGTGTACGGTGGATGCCCTTACAGAGGCAGAGGCTATCGAGTTTGGCTACACAAAAAACAGAGGCATTCCCAATGTCAGCATACCCGAAGAGTGGAACTATAATCCCGCTAAAACACCCTTTACTCCCGATCCTAAAAATTATGATAGGGATATATTTGACCAATTTAATAAGGTTAAAAAGATAATTCCGCCCCCCGAAACCTCTCTCGCCTCGAAGTTAGCAGAGGGGTGGCCAGATGAAGCGGGTATAATTGCGGATAACTTAAGGCATTTGTTTGGTAATGATGAAAGTAAATATACAGTTGAGAAATTCGAACAAGCCTTTAAGTTTAACAAGTTTACCAAGAGCGAAAACGCCAATGGGATTAAAGTCAATCAAGACGGATTCTCAATAAAACCAAATTACCGATACTTTGCTAACAGCTTAACACCCGATAATGCAAAAATTATCGGTGACATTATTTATACAGATTTGCAGGGAAAAAGCAAGGGAATTGGAACTATTGAGAGAACCATAGCCCGGGAGAATGGAAAACTAACTGTGACAAACTCTCTTTTCACCATAGCTCAGCCTTATCAAGGTGGTGGTTTGGCAAAGGGGTTGTTTAGCAACACAATTCCATTCTATGATTCTCTTGGCGTTCAAAATATTAAAGTACATGCCGGCTTAGACGGTGGAAAAGCAACATGGGGTAAATTCGGATTTGACTTTGATCCAGAGTATAAAGAGAATAATAATAATTTCAAAAAATCCTTTAAGAATATTGCAAAAGACAACTTAAGGAATGGACTTATGGGGAAAAGCATACCATTGGATAAGCAGAATAGCATTACAAAGGAATATTTAGCTAAATTATCAGCCTTGCGGACTCCTCAAGATTTTATTACCTTTGAGCATGAAATAAAACTTAATTCTGGAAAAGTTATAACAATTACCGGAGAAGACATTATTAGGAATAATAACTGGAATATGGACTGGTTTGGAATAATGGATATGGATAAAGGCTCAAGGGATAGACAAATTTTAGCGGACTACTTGAAAGGAAAAAAATAATGGCAGAAAAAGATAAAGTTCCAACCGAAATGGTGGATACACTTACTGATGAGGAACGCGCAAAGGAGTTAAAGAGGGCAAGAATATTTGCCAAAAAGGCATTTGGAACAATAACAGCTTGGATAACTTATGAAGATCCAAAAACGGGGGAATGGGTTACAAAAGAGAAGATAGAAACGGAAGATGAGTAACTTAAACCTTATACAACTTATTAACTCAATTGCACAGGATATGCTCGCGGTAGTTAGGCGCAACTTCGAAGTTGAGGGGCGTCCTAATAAATGGACTCCGCTTTCACCCGGATATAAAAAACAAAGATATAAAAAAGGTTATACGGGAAATATCTTAACCGTTTCAGGCGGGTTATTAAAGTCAATAGTTGCACAAACACAGGGTGACACGGCGGTCGTGTCCACTAATAAAGCTTATGCCGGAATACATAACTTTGGCGGTACTATTAATATGCCTGCAAGGTCTAATGCTTATGTTCAGAATAGAACAAAGAGGGGAAAAAATAAAGGTAGGTTTGCAAGAGGAAGCACAGCAGGGAGGGGAACAACATTCTCAGCAAGGACTTTTCAAGTGCCCAAAAGAGAATTTATGAATTTACCCATTCAGGAAGAAACCAAGATAAAAGAAAAAATCAGTCAATGGATGCGGGAAGAGGCGTTAAGGTCATTTACCACATTATAGATATATTTTTCTGAAACACTTAAAGCCCTACTCATTTGTTTGACCGACAATTCATGTCTCTTTTGACAAATATATTCCCGCTTTAGTGAGAATATCAATTTTTCCGAAAAGTATATTGAGGACTTACCAAACAATTCTATCAGTTTAAGCAATACATCAACCCCGCATTCCTTAATAATTAACTCAGCATTACAATCAACATCCCCATTATTTTTAAGTTTGTTGAAGTCTATTTCTTTCATCCAATCCATTTAGTCATATCCTTTCAATATTGTTGAGGAGTTCCTTGCATTATATGTTATTATTTCGTTGAATGTATATGCGTTGTTTCGTATCCAATTCCAATAGACCAAAGAATCACCCTTATTAGGTGAACGCCCAAGCCTTTTTTTAATATCATCTTTGCTTTCAACTACGATTTGCTTGTTGTTAATTCTATATTTGGGTGTAACAATATCAGCTATTAAATCCTCATCATTAATCAACATAATGCGACCATGCCTCAAATCCTCTCTTAACTGCCACCACATCTGTGATCTGAGATTATTGAATGACTCAACGCCGGGAGATCCAACCTGCGAAGCACCGCTCTGTAAATTAATTTGTTTTTCGCTTGCGCCATATTCAATTAATGTGTTCACTGTTCCCGCTCCCACGCCCACCCCATCAACACCAATATTGTTTATATTGATGCTCTCCTCTCTGCACATTCTATAAATCTGGTGACCTAATTGATTAGAGTCCGGGCATTGAAAGGCATCAACGCAGTAAACAACATTACCCTTTCCCTTACAAATGCTCGCTTTGTCGCCAAATTCTGAATTTGCAACATCAACCCCTAAGACTATTTCGCCCATAATTTGGGTTAAATCAATATCAGCATCATTATTAAGTAATACCTTATAATTGTTAATTGCCTCATATACCCATTGCACATTAACAAGAGCATCTACCCCGCTCATAGGACTGATTCCTCTTGTTCGAGAAAGTGTCATTGGGTTATCCTGTCCAAAACGGTGCGTAATTCGTTCTATTCCCAACATTGAGGAAGCGCCCGGAACAAAGAATGGGTTATTAAGCACTATATTGGGGTGATCATAAGCTGATATGCGGATGTGTTCAACATTATCCATTAGGCAAAAGCGATGCAGATTATCAAGTTGATGATCAGGATTGCCAAATGCGACTATCAAGTTATGAGGCGAAACACAAGTGTTTTGAAATGCGGTTATAATTGGGTTAGGAACGCCTGTTGTCTCTTCGAATATTATGAGCATGTGTTCAGAATGGAAGCCTTGCGCTCTTGTTGTTGATTCCTCGTTTGCTTTTATGCCCGCCACAAATCCTATTGCTGTCCACTCATCCCGTCGAGGTATCATTCTAATTTGCAAAGATAATAACTCGCCTTTGCCGAACTTGGGATATAATTTACTTATTTCTTTCCAAAGGTTATAAGACAATTGTGATTGTTTGGGGGCGGTAGTTATAACAACGCTATTTTCAAAGCATTCTAAGAACCATAATGCAATTAATGCGGCATTGAATGTTTTTCCTGTGCCGGTTGCACTTTCAACACCAATCCATTTGTTTACTACAAGACTATCCAGAATCTTTACAAACGGGTTTGGCGTTCCGTCCCAAGTGTGATTCTTATATTCGGGGATAAGTGTCCAATCAATAGTTTCTTTCTTAATACCCAGGCGGTCATGAAAATAATCAATTGGGTGGGTTTGGTAATGCTTAACTTTTTCGGCATATTGGGCTTGCCGCTTCCGTCTTTCCTCTTCACATTTGGCAACAAGGAGAATATTAGACATTATCTATTAAACATCTTGGGTCTTTGATAACATCTTCTAATTTTTCTCCCGCTATAATGCGAGTTAAACCGTAGTCGGTGAATTTTGTTACATCAATTCCGGATAGAAGTGTATGGGTTAATTCCTGTTTTTCCACAAAGCCTCTGTTCCTTCCAATGGTTTTGAGAAAGAAAATAATTGAGGTGGTGTCATTTGCTCTGATATTTTCTAATAATTTGGTGAAAGCAAAATCAATCTGTGTCTCTTTAAGCGCCTCAAACTCTTTATCCAACTTATACTTTGTGATATATTTCTTTGCAGTATGCCAGTTACAGTTAAGCAGTCTTGCCACGTTTGACATAATGCCACCACTACCCTCAACTGCCTTTTTAATGTCGTATTTTCGTAGTTTTAGCATTATTAAACCCTATCCTTTTGATAGACTGTTCTGCTAAGAAATTGAAGCAACCTCATCTCCGTAGGTAATATAATAATGTGTATGCCCCTTTCTCTAAGCCGGTTAAACATAGGCATATAGGCTCTATGATCTCTCTTTCCCGTAAAACACACCAGATTCTTAAACCGCACTTTATTTATGAGTTTTGCAAAAGTTTTTAGTTCAAATTGGATATAATCTTTTTCTCTGTGATTATAGTCATATATGACGGTTTCACATGAATAGTTGATCATTTTGAAGTATTTATCATAAAAATCAAATCTATCAAGCCAAATTGTGTTGAAATTTATATACACTTCCAAGCCTTTTTCGTGTGCAATTCTGAAATATTCCCAATTTTTTACTATATTTTCTTGTCTTTGTGCCTCATAATGAAACCAACAACTGAAGTCGGTTTGGCATACGATTTTAATACCGCTTTTAACAACATCATCAAGATGAGTGCTATATTTTTCGGGGGTGTCTATTCGGTTAAATTCGGTGTCCCACAAGTAATAATGGGGGATGTGTTTCGGTTCAAAGTGTTTACGCTTAGTAAAAGCAATAAAAAGATTCTCTGCATCAGGGCGATACATCTTATTTTTAGCGAATTGAATACCATATCTACATTTCATATCCACAACTCGGACATTTTATTTTCTTAACTTCCACATCATTTTCCCTTGCTTTCTCTGGTGGAACATAATCAATATTAAAATCGCTGTCTTCAATTGGGTCAAACATGGCTAATTCCATGCCCCAATCCTTAAGAACATCAGCATCCCAAACATTGGCTAACAAGTCATAATCCCATTTACCATAACCGATATTGTCTTTGATCATAAACTCTTTTTTCTGATCTTCAGTGAAAGAGTCTGCATATATAACCGGCACTTTTTTAATTCCCAATTCCTGTAATGCCTTTAATCTCATGTTACCACCAAGCACAACGTTATCTTTGTCAAGAATCAATGGTTTAAGTAGCAACATATCAGGAAATTCCTGAAGGCTTTTTTTTAATTTATCAAACTGCAGCACATCAATTTGGCGGGGGTTGTCGGGGTTTGGTCGGATAGCGTTTGTGTCAATGAGTTTTATTTCGGGCATTTTGTTCATTTTGCGTCCTTATGTGGTAAATTATCACAGATATAGTATGTAAATATAGTCTCATTTATATTATTTCCCAAATATATTATTGTTTTTTACCACCCTGTTCCAAATAATCAATATAATTCTGTTCTTTTTTCTTGATAAGATTTGAACGCCTCTCCGGCTTCCCTTCTTTTTTCTACAATTGTGCTGTTTCTGCCTCTCCAAGGGTGATCATTAGCGGGTGGCATATTAAACGCTCCTTTCTTTTCTATTCTTTATAAGCTGGGGATTTTCGTAAATGTTGCCGATAATTTCCAAACGGAAGCCATTAGCCAAAAGCGGCATATCATCCCAAACAAAACAACCGTTTTCAAAAAATACAGGGTAAGTAAACGCACAACTTGTTAATATATCCCCCTCATAAATCTCAACCCCGTTTTTGTCTTTGAGTCCTGTGTATTGTAACCAGATTAAAATATCATTTCCTCTTATAACATCACCACCAATAGAATTATCATTTTTACTTGATATTTTTTTTAATAATTTTGTTAGTGCTATTGGCACAAACATTTGTTTTAATGTTTCATTCCATAATCTAAACTTAATCTCTCTCATTTCTCACTCACTTTCTTGTTCTTCTTCTTGATTTAATTCTTCTTGTCTTTCTGCCCAGTCCCTGTAATATCCATCATGTCCATAATCAATATCACCATAACACATGGAGCAGACTTTTTGATTGTCAGGAATTGAACTTCCACAGCAACTGCAATAGTTCATTTACCTACTCCTTTCATTCAAACATTTTAATAAGTAATTTGCAAGTTCTACCTGCTCTGATACTTCTTTAGCATAACGTTCTTCTTGACCTATATATTTATTAACGTGTACAAAGAAAATCAAATATCCACTTTTATCTCTTATACCAAAAGGAGTTAGTTTATTGGTGTTATAAATTATTTCATAATTCATTATCTACTCACTTTCTTTTTTAACCCAAATAAAATTTTGAAGACTCTCATCAACACATGGGAAAACATCGTCAATATTTCCTTTTTTAGTTCCTCAATTGCAAGCCCTAATTTTTCTTTTGCTTCTCCTAATGTTTCTTTGTGTTTCATTTGTTTGCCTCCGCTTTCTCCCTCTCTTTCAGAATGTTTTTATATACTTCGTGGTTTTTAGTTATTGACCGATAACGGAGAGGTTTCGGTTGTGGTCGCCAACGTGTATAATTGAACCTAAGCAATTTTAACTTGCGAGGCTTGTACCAATTATGGAGTTTCGATAATAGTTTCTTAATCATTTACCACCTCTTTACCTTTCGCCTGTTCAATCAGTTGGTTTACTTCACCGGAGAAGTCCCGACAGGGTTTCAGCACATACGAATAATTGTCAGCAACGTGGAAAAACACATCATTGCTGACTGAGCTCTTATAGATATTAAGTTTTGCCTGACCGCACCGGGGGTGAGCTGCGTTGATCTGATTGATGCGAGCATCGAATAATGTCTGGAATTGTTCAAGATCGTCAGGGTTAACCACAACATCTTCAAGGGTTTTCAAGAAGTCCGCAATGTCTTTTTCGAGTTTGTTTTTGTGTTGCAGATTTCGGGGTGCAAATCCATAATATTTTGTATTCATTTATTTACTCACTTTCTCTTTGCTTTCAAGTTCTTTTACTTTTATTGCTAATCTTTTTATGTTATCGATTAGCTGTTTTTTATTCCACTTCATCATTTCAGCCTGCCATTCTTTTCCAAATGGTTCATATTCATTTTTCATTTTTCACTCGCTTGTTTTGGTTTAGTTTCTGTGTGTATTCGAATGCTTCGTTGCTGTCGTCGCATTCTTTTATTTTTCGGTCACTATTTCTATGCGCTTCATAACTATAATAATAGTCCTTGTTGATTTTATCATACCAAATGCAATATTTCCGAGTGTTGTTGATCATTTTAAAGATTATACTGTTATTCGGGAATAAAATCTTCCTATCTGTTTTTGTCAGGTATAATTTTTTTTCATATTTAGGCCACATTATTCCCGCCCCCCTTAATAATTAAGTCGTTTACAATTACTATTGCACGAGATAAATCACTTACCAAGTGATAATATACTGCAGGGTTATATTCAGCAATAGATGACAATTTAACCTTAGTGTCCTCTTGTGCTTTTGAATATTTGTCCTTACCGATTTTCACCTCAATAAAGATCAGCCTTGTTTTGTCAAAAATCACATAATCCACAAATCCTCTTAGCCCGGCGCTAAATTTAGATTTGCTGTTAAAATTAATAACCGTAAAGCCATAATCCCTTAATAGTGCAAATTGTTGGGATATTTCTCTTTTCATTTTGTTCCTTTGTGTTTGTTAATAAGTTTTTTCAAATGGTAATATCACTCCGTCTGCCATTTTATAGAGCTGTATTCCGTCAATTTTATATCCTTCCATTTGTGAGTGTGCTATGCCGTTTTGTGTGATGTTTTTCACATACCAACAATAAGGATAAAGTTTAATGTTGCTAACCTCATAAAAGTCTGCCACCGTCCAATTTTTCCACCTGTTATTCTTAATAAATTGTTTCACCGACCATTCAAGCCGTTCTGTAGTCCAACCATCCTCTTTTACTAATTGCCATAATAAATTGAATTTCTCCGCCTGATATTCCTGTCCATAATTAACTTGTAAGAATGCCTCAGCTTGGCGAAATCTTTCGCTGTTGCAATTTCCCCAATTAACTGTAAAGCGTTAATCCCGTTCTCGGTGCATTGCTTCAAGTTCTGCCTCTCGCTTGTTATGCTTCTCTGGATCAAATTTATAGCCGTTTTTTTGATTGTTTCCATTATTATATCCAATGTTTAGGGTGAATAATCCTTGCCAACCTCGTTTAATCGACTGATCAATAATCGCCAGAACATCATGCCCGGCCTGTAACCAATCAGACAATTCTTTTAGTTGCTTTGTTTGTGTTGTTTCTATAAGTGGTTTTTTAATTTCCTTTCTGTATTTAATCCATTCATTCCATGAATCTTCAAAATAGGGAACATGAAGAAGTGAATTAGGGATTATTATATTATTCTTTTGTTTTATTTTATTTTGTTTTATTTTATAGTTATCGTTAGTTATATCTATGTTATCCGTCTGTAATAACTCAGTTATAACTGTGTTATGTGCCCGTAATGGCTCTGTTATAACACCTTTGTTTTCTGTTATGTTTTTCCAACGTGATTCCATGCCCTTTTTCCCGCCCATTGACTTTAATTGCGCTCGCTCAAGGTAATATTGCATCCTTTCAATCAGACTTTCTGAGTAGAAAAACTCATCATTTTCCACCATAAACAGGCCATAACTGAATACAACAGCTTTAACCTTTTCAAAAGTGGTATTATATCGCCTTGCGATTGCCGGTAATAAGTTAATTGGGTATTTGAAATTAGGCTGTTTGCGTAAGGTTTCAACAAGTATCCAGAAAATTCCATAACCCTCACAGCCTAATTGTTCCAGCAGCATAACGCATTTTGGGTCATCTTTTGCGTTGGCATCATGACTAAAATAATATTCAATTTCCTTTTTCATTCGTGCTGTCCTGTAATTTGTTGGCAATTAGCACCCTCAGAAAACTTGATACGCTTCTATCTTCTTTTTTAGCCAGAAATTTTAACTTTTTGTACATTTCCAAATTGATTTTTACCACAATTTGATGTTCCCTAACTATTGTGTTATTCATTTTTCTATCCTTTATATTGATTAATTGCTGTGATTTGTTGCTCTATAATGTGTTACTATAATACCCGAATATTTGCTCACTATTTCGTCTGAAATTGCTTCTACCATGCCAATTTTCATTAATTCCTTTCGGCGTGGGATAACTGTAGATGTGGGTAATCCTGTTGCTTCGGAAATCATGTTGTCATTTGCAACGCCAAGAATTTTTATTGCCTCATAAACCTGTGCCTGCCTCCGAGGCAAACTCTTTTGAACCGGCTCGCTATAAAAAGCATCAATTTTTCGAGCCATTCCTAAGTCGGTTTTCGGTTCTGCCTGTGTGAATAAATCGGCGGGGGATATACCCCCGCCATTGTTGATTATTTTCTTGGGTTGTTTTCTGAGGAATAAACGGGTTGCCTCTTCCTCTCCGATAACATCCCTATATCTTAGAAACTCATTAACTTTGTTCATTTTCCCTCTAAGATATTTTTGTTTCATGTTCTGTTATTGCCTCTTGGAATGTAGTCCATTCGGTTTCATTCAGATTGGCTAAATTGCTTGAATTTGCCCTGATAAATTCCTTTAATTCAGCTCTTGTTTTGGTCGCCGTTGCTGTCTTTATTATTCCCGCAAGCCTGTCTACAAAGTGATTTTCGGGTTCAACAACCCCATTTGACTCTACCGGCACATTCTTTGTCGGTTTCACCGGGGGAGTCTTTGATTCCTTTTTGCTTTTTGGTTCAGTTATAAATTCATCAGGCGTTTTTCTTTGTAATTCAACAACTATCTCTTTCTGCTCAGCGGGTTGCGCTCTTAAAGAGGGGAAAAAGTTTTCAGCGGATTCAGTACCGTCCTTTATTCCCTTAATTGCTCCCGAAATTTGTACCAATTTAACAATATCCCAGCCCTCTTTTTTCCCGAAATCTGTTTCAACAATAGTCAATGGTATACCAAGTTCCGCAAGTTTGGAAACCACCATAGGAACTGCTTTGCCTTCTTTCATTAATTGTGAAATCTTGGCTGTAATATTTGCCTTTGCCTTGTCCAGAACCTTCTCTGTGAGCCATTTAGGAATAGCATTTAATACCACGTTCCTCATCGCTTTAGATGCACCGATCTGGAATACAATATCTGTACCTCTTTCGCCGGTGTAAATATCAGTCCCGTCTTTCTTTTTGGGTGATTGTTTATTCTGTCGGTAAGGTCTTACAAGATTAAAGCCTGTTTCAAGATCAATAAAGCAGCCTTTGAATAAATATGCTGTTGGCGTTTCTTCAACAGTCACCTCAACTGCCGTATTGCCCCAATTTCTGGCAATTGCAAGCGCCCCCTGAATTGAAACGCCTTCGATTATTTCCTTTCCCTGTCGCCATGAATAATAAAAGTCATCTCCGCCAATGGATGCTTCCTCTTCACATCTTCTAATGATGTTAGGGAAGTGCCGGGGTTTTATGACCTGTACCGCCGTTGAATAAGCGGATTTTGTTTGCATTAAGGGGGTAAAATTAGAGTTGGATTGTATTTCCTCAATCTCTACCACCTTATCTAAGTTGGTTATTTCATTCATCTTAGGATTCCTTCCTTTGGTTTGTTGATATTATTTTTTAACTACGCCACCGAATTGCTTAACGCAGTGGTCATGAAATTTACAGTATTTTTGTGAGCAAAACATATAATCCCGGCATGGGGAAAATATATCAGCCTCAATACCTTTGCTTACCTGTTCAAATACCGAAAAGAAATATTTCTTGTCAATATCCACCGCAATCGGTCGAACCTTAACGCGATCATTATTTTCAGATTTACGTATCATGTAGTCAATTCTGGCTGAATTAATAGGCTCGCCTAACAGCGCTTCCATTAATATGGGGTATGCACCACCTACCTGAATCCGGTATGACTCAGATATTTGTTTATAATCCCTTCCTGATGTTTTATGATCAATTAAATTGTTGTCATCGTCGAGTAAATCCACCGTTCCAGATAACCCATAGGGATAACCCTTTAGTTTTATTTGCACGTTTTCCTCAACTCTCTTTGGCTGTATTCGATACGCGTGTGTCCTTTGATAGAGTTCAATCAGATCAAGTCCGGTTGCCTCTAATGCCCTTTGGGAATCATAACCTATCAGATCACATCTTTCAACATTGTTTAATTGCGTTCCTAATTCATTAGAAAAAATGTACTTGCTCTCTGCAATGGTTAAATCTTGTCGTGATTCGATTTTTTGGCGGAAATTCTTTTCAAGAGTGCTGTGAATAGCAGAACCAAAAGCAAGAGACGGCTTGTTAGCTGTCTTAATGTCGGTGAAATTCAAGAAATAGAAGTATGCACTACATTCTCTATACAAGTTTATTTGGCTTGCTCTCAGATATTCTATTTTCATATTAACCCCGCCTAAGTGTTTCGGTGAAATAAAACTCTATTCCCGGAATATCACTCATAGCATCAACCCCCCTTGATTTGCGGTAGCTTGTTACAAGCGATTCATTCAGCATCATATACCCTCGTGGCACTTGATTAATGTTTGTTATTCGCCATTGTGATACTTTCATTGTCCCAATCCCGCTACTGTTGAAAGTTGATAACTTTGGAGCTTCAATAATTGTCTCGGGAATAATTGCCGGTTCAACGGTAATCATGTCCGGGTCTTTTCCTCTTTGCACTGCCTCGGCTTTCAGTCGCGATTCCTTTTCAATTGCTTCCAAAAGCGCCTTTTCCTCCGCTTGTTTGCGTTCAATCTGTGCTTTTTTCTCAGCATTTTCCCTTTGTCTTATAAGCCATTTTTTCGTGTCAGCTTCTAACCTTAGTTTTTCAGCACTAAAAATGACTTTTAATTTATCAAAGGATTCCATAATTTCTTTTTTCCGCCTGTCTAATGGTTCGGTATAGCTTTTGCGAACCTCGTCAATTCGTTTTTCTAACTTGGAAAATTGTTTAATGTATGCTGAAGACTCATTAACCGATTCCAATGTCAAGACAACAATTTTTTTACTCTCACTAACTGCGGTCTCTATTAATAGGTTTAATTCAATTACTTGAATATCCTGTATAAACTCATCTGCATTTTTAGTTTGCACGCTGTTATCAAATTTTTCAGTTGTTCTTTCCATGATATTATCCTTTTTGTGTTTGTTTTGCCGTGTTTAAGGCGTTAATAAATGTCGTTCTATAATAGAATCTTGAAATCACTTCCGCTATGTGAAAGCCGGAAATTTCATTCCAAGGCAAATTTTGGTGTTTGCTATCAGTATCCAAGTGGAAATTGTCATCTAAGCCAAACTCCGCCCCCAGTAATGCGAGGTCTTTGCGGAACATTTCAAGGCACGCAGAACATATTTCCCGGAAACCTGTGATCTCTACATCAATTTTAATTGCATCCCCGCATCTGTCACAATAGCAGAAGCGGGGATATTGCTGATTGATTTGTTTGGTTATATGGTTATCCACCATATTCTTAAATTCGTTATCTGTCTGCATTTGTATTTTCCTTTCTGACTATTAACAGGTGATTTACTGAATAATTTACTTGTAACTCATCACCAACCCTGAAGCCATACTCGCTCAAAGTCTCATTGCAAATCTTTATTTGAGGCAAATACCAGCAAGTATTATGAAATAATGTGTTTGAACCGGTATATTTTCCATACACTTTCATTTTTTTCTTTGTATTTGTCATTTTCTTTCCTATATTTCGGTGTTTGTTTTGGTGGTTTGTCCACCTTTGTGTTTGTAACCCCCGTTGTAGAGACGGGGGTTTTTAATTATGTAAGTAATGTTTGTGGTATGCTTATTTCTCTTTCAAGTAATCTAATATTGCTTCGCACGGAAATCCGAACATCAATATTTTTATTGCTTACCTCTTTAGCCTCTCTCAGCCAAGTTGCAAATTCATAAGCCTCGTTAAAGGTGTCAAATGTTTTTTCCGATAGGGTTTCCATTGTCTCATTAATGAATAGTTTCACATGATAAACGGAAACCCTGATTGAATAGGGAATTGTTATTTTATTCATTGCATGCTCCTATAATCGGAATTGGTTAGAAATGGCGTGGAAATATGCGGTGTGCTGTTTTACTGCAACAAAATGAGTAACGTAATAAGTCAGTAGATTATATAATGCCCACATTGTTTCCGGATCATTTTCTTTTACAAAGTCTGATGCTCGCTTACCAAAATCATTTTCCACATTCATTACTGAATCAAAAATGCTTTGTGGATTATCAAGAGAGCGGAGAATATTAATGCGTTCATTAATCATAGGGATTTGCATATAAATACTGTCAAATTGCCTCTTAACAGCGTCAAGATCAAACCCGGCAGTATGTTTATATGTTTGGTTGAATTTGTTTTTTTCTTGTAAAAAAACTATTGCGCCGTTGGTGCATATTAACCGCACCATTCCAAATATTAGCTTAATCCTTTCAGACATATCATAGCTGTTTTGAATAATTAAACTCATGTGAATCCCCTCAGTCGTGTCATCCACCACTTTTAATTCGGGAAATGTTAAAGTTAGTTTCATTTTATTGTTATCGACATAATTATGCAGTTGTCCGATTAGGCCATGAGTAGGTTCATTATATTTTATATCGGTTTTGTCCAATGCTTCCAAGAGTGCTTCAATTAGTTGTTGGTTGGGAATTAATTGATAATTTTTACCCACCACAGAAATAAGTTCCTCGGTGTCCTCTCTAACAATTCCCTTATAGGCTGTAGCCTTTTGCCATATTCCGGAGACGTTATCATCTTCTTGTAAGTATGAATAATTACCATCATTAGTTGATAGGTATGATATATCCCTTTCCTTAATGGGAAAGTAATAATCGGTCAGGCCTTTTGGTGTGATTGTGTTTGTCATTATATTTTTCCTTTGTGTTTATGATAAATATTCATTTTCTTTTAGATATTGGGCGCGTTTATGAAAGTAGTCAAGCCCAAATCTTAATAGTGTTATTAAATTAAGTTCGCCCCCCTCATCGGCTAATATTAATTTTGCTATTCCCTCATAAGCTTTTAATGTCTCAGTCACTTTAGTCGGGGGGGGAAAAGTGCCCGGAATATAAAAGGGATCGAGTTTCAATGTGCTTTTTTTTTCATCAATTGGCGGAGAATAACCGAAACATATTACCGGGCAAACGGAATACGGATGATCGGGCATTATGCTTATCTGAAGATATGTGCTGCTGAAAACCTCTGAATAAAACTTTTCTACCCCATATTTTGCGAGTATCTTTTCAAAACTGAAATTAATAAAAAATCGAAGTTCTATATGATCAATTGTATAATTTGCCATTGTGTCCACCCTTTCCATTTGTGTTATTTAATATAATCGCGAGTTATTTTAATCGTGTATCTCAATTCCTCGCGGACATGCTCAAGACCCCGGATGAGGTGAAAATACATCGACTGCTTTTTTGAGCTTTTTGTCTGTTTTGCAGATAGCTGGTAAGATTCAATCTTAAGGCTAAGCATAGATTCAATTTCGCTGAGTTTTTCTAATTCTTTTTTCATGGTGTTAATTCCTTATGTTTGTTATGAAACATCACAGTAAGAACATAAAACCTTTAGCGCCTCATGGTAAGATCCGCAGGCGAAAACTTTAGCTGTCATTTCGGAAATGACTTTATCCGGCACATTAGCCTTTCTCATTGCCTCTTTACATTCCCCAATTAATGCAAAGACATTACCATGCGTACCGGTTAATTGTACTTTCGGGGGGTAATAATTAGTTGAGTTTTCCATTTTGTTATTCCTTTGTGTGTTTGTTAAAAATTGTTTGTAAGACGAAGCGGTCTGTTATGAACCGCCCCGTTTCGTCTTTATTAAGACTCATCAGTTACATTTGCTTATCAAGCCTTTTTCGCCCTTCCACGAAATAGAAATTTCGCTTGAATCCTCATAAACCAGAATTAATTAACTGCTAAAACCCGAATTAACGTCCTTAATAAGAGTTTTTAGCTGATACGATTAAAACCAGAAAAATGCGGGGCTTGAGGGGCACTTAAGTTTGCGATGCATGACAAAAGCGGCACATTGTCCGTTTTACCATAAGTCAGTCAGTGAGTCGAAGAACTATTTTATAAAAAGTATTATAAATTTGTTTATTAAATATAATATAAAAGATATTAATAAAAAAATCTTTTATATAATATTTATTATATTTTTTTATATAAATCCTTTGTTTTCCTTTGTTTTTTAAGGGGTGGCAAAAATAAATTATTATTTGTTTGTTTTGAGAGCAAAATCCCCTATATTATACTGATATATAATAATATTATTATTATATTATTATATAATAATTATTTTATATATATATAATATCAATGTTTGAAGGGTGGTAAAATTAGGGGAAAACAGCCTTTTAGATGTTTGACATAACACTTAAATATCAATGACCAAGGAAACGAATAATTTGACGGAATAACACCAATGGTCTTATATTCGTTGCCCTTTGAGTCTGTTAAGGTAACACAGACCTCCGTATAATAATATTGAAAACTAACCCTCATCGTCATCTTGGCTAAATATATCAGAGATGACTTTCTTTACCCCTTTTTCAAAACCGATCTTATATCCAAGCCACAACGCCACCACGACCAGTATGAAAATTACAATTAATCTGAAAACTATATTATCCACTTTAACCTCATTTCTGAAATATTCTATTTGCCATTTCTTTAAGATTTAACTCAGCAGGGAATGTTTGCGGGGTATAATAATTATTATCCTGAAACGCAATAATGTCACATACTTTGAATTTTAGCAAAGTCTTTCCGTTAGTCCCAAAATTAACAGCCCTTAACTTCCCGGCTTTCACTAAATCATATAACTTATGACTGCCAATATTCAATAATTTACAGGCATCTTTAATCCCTATAACCTGTATTTCGGTTAATAAAACAGGCATAAATTAACGCCTTTTTCTCGTATTTGCCTCATATTCACCCAAATAATTATCAATTGCTTTTTCAACAATTGACTTAATCATTGTCTTTTCTTTTAGAGACCGTTCTTTCAAGGCTTTTTTATAAGCAAAATTTATTTTAACCTCGTAATAATTCGGTGTCTGAAATTCTACATTTGGATTTGTCATAGTTTATTCTATATTTGTTATAAGTAATTATAATATCTTCGCATACAAATATAACATATACGCATAATCTATGCAAGATAATAATACTACATTAAATATAATTATAGGTGTTATATGAAAGATTTTGGTTCAAGATTAAAGCAACTCGCCAAAAACAAGTTTGGAAGCGTTGGCAATCTCGCCATTGCAGTAAAAATTTCACAACCTCAACTAAGCAACTATATTAGGGAAATGAACAAACCCGGGCTTGATTTTTTTGAGAAGTTGGCAAATTTAGGTTGTGATATTAACTATTTACTTGGTGGACACTCCATTTCAGAATATTCTGGCGCTAATTATAGAGTTGAAGCGGTTGTACCGGCGGGGGTCGGAGGCTTAAACTTTACAGACTGGGAACAACAAGATCACGTTTATTTCCCACCGGATAAGCATTTTCTCGTTATTATTGACACTTCTAATGGCGATAGTATGATTCCCCTTATTAATCCAAGTGATAAAATACTTGTTAGTCTTCATGATCGGGTGAAAATAGGGGATATTGTCTTAGCAAGGTGGGGAAAAAATGACGGTGCTGTGAAGCTTTTATCTCAGGTAGTGGATGACCACATAATACTAACAAGCTATAATCCAACAATAAAGCCGATTCTCACCAATCTGAAAGAAACAAAGATTTATAAAGTTGTGCAAATCATTAAACAGTAA